TGTATATTTTGTGCTTCACCTGTTGTTATGAGAGATGAAGAATGGGATGATGAGGATGAATTTTATTAATGACATCAAAAAGTAAATCAAAAGGGAAATCATGGGAACGTGATATTTGCCTTTTTCTTTCTAAATTATATGATGATAGTTTTATAAGAGTTCCAAATTCTGGTGCTTATACAGGTGGTAAGAATGAATTTCGTAAAAAGTATCTTACAGATGAACAAATAAAACTTTCAAGAGGTGATATAATTCCTCCTTCATCATTTTGTAATTTTGTAGTAGAAGCAAAAAATTATGCTGAATTTCCATTTCATCAGTTAGTAAACAAGTTGAAACTGATTCCAGTGATAAAGATTTATGGTTATTATTTATTAAAATAACAAGAAAAGGAACTTATGTATTATATGATACTAATAAATTATCTTCTTTAAGATATGGTGTTAAATATAAAAGATTTTGGTTTTGTGAAATGCAGTATTTTTTTCAGAATTATAAAAATGAATGTTATAAACAATGGAGAGGCTCAAGGACTTTAAGTTTAATTTCGTAATATGGTAAAAAATAAAAAGATCAATATAGCGTTTAATGGATTTGGACGTATTGGAAGAAGTTTAGTTCGTAAACTTATTAATAATGATAATTACAATATTGTAGCTATTAATGCTAGAACTACTGTTGAAGTTCGTGCGCATCTTTTTAAACATGATTCTATTCATGGTCGTTTCAATGGTGATGTATCTTATGAACTTGATAATTTAATAATTAATGGAAATACTATTCCAAACTTTGATAGAAACACACCAAGTAAACTTCCGTGGAAGGAGTTAGAAGTTGATGTTGTTATTGATTCAACAGGAAAGTTTATGGATAAATATTCGCTTGAACAACATATTAAAGCAGGTGCCACTAATGTTTTAGTAACAGCACCAGCAACAGATATTGATGCTACTTTAATATATGGAGTGAATGAAACAGAATATAAATTACAAGATACAAATATTATTTCTACTTCCTCATGTACTACAACTTGCCTTGCACCACTTCTTAAAGTTCTTCAAAAAAACTTTGATATTAAACATGGTTCTATTACAACGGTTCATTCGTTTACTAGAGGACAAACATTAATGGATTCTTCACATCCTGATTTACGAAGAGCGAGAGCTGCATCATTATCTATTATTCCAACATCAACAGGTGCAGGAAAAGATATAGGACTTATTCTTCCAGAATTAAAAGATAAATTGGATGGTTTTGCTATTCGTGTTCCAGTTCCTGATGTATCTTTTTTAGATATGAGTTTAGAATTGGAACAAGATACTGATGTTGAATTTATTCATAATATATTTACTAAAGAATCTAAAGGTAAAATGAAAAATATTATTGATATTTCTTGGGAACCGTTAGTATCTATAGATTATATTGGAAATCCTTTTTCTGCGGTTATTGATTGTTTATCCACAAAAGTCATTGATAAAAAAATGTTAAAATTATTTGCTTGGTATGATAACGAATACGGATACTCCTGCAGAGTGCTTGATTTACTAGATTATCTCTGTACAAAGATCATTGCTTCTAAACCTATATAAACAAAGAGATTGTAAGTCTTTATTTTACAATGACTTACAGATACTTTAAATAAATCCTCATAACTCCTTTAAAATCAACAACTTATAGACCAACTTTTTCCTTGACTTTATGGGCTGAATTTGGTACACTAGTAGTATATTTAATGAAATTGAAGGAGTTTAGATTATGAGGAAAGTGACGGAACAGGTAGTTAAAGCATTTCTTGATTCGGAATATAACGCGTGTGGTAATACCTCAACAGATGGTCAATCTTTGTGGTTACATGGTCATAAGATTGCCAGAAAAACTGATGAAGGTATTGAAATCAATAATTGTGGTTATCAAACTAATGTAACGAAAGAGCGTTTAAATGGTATTTTGAATTTATCAGGAAAGGGTGGTTTAATTTTCCAGAAAAACTTTAAATGGAAATTTTCACAAATGGATTCTGTGACTTTTGAATATATCAATGGTGATTTTCCATCTAATCAATGGATTAATATTAATAATATTTTGGGAGTAAAATAATGAGTATTTGGGACGATGAATGGGAAGATTATGAGTTGGATAAACATGATTTTGAAGTCTGGCTTGATTCTTTAAGGAAACCTGGTGATTTTGAAAAAACAGATGAAGAATTATATGATGAATGGATTGATGAGCAAGCTGAAGCAGCACAAGGGTTAGAATGTCCTGAATGGGTTATTGAAACTCCTAAATTTGTTTTTCGGATTTGTCTTAATTGAGGTTGATATGAAAAATTGGTTAATAAATGATTGGAAGCATAATCGTTTTCGATTATTTTGTGAAACGATTGGTTCCTTATGTTTTATTAGTATATATGTTTTATTAGCTTGGTATGGTGATTCGGCATCTATATTGATAGTTTTTATGATTCAGTTGGTTGGTTCTTCTTTACATATTATAAATGCTTATTTAAGAAATAGTGTGAATTTAATTGTATTAAATCTAATAGTTATTATTATTGCTATAATTGGAATATGGAGAATATTATGAGTGAGAAAAAATTATATGATATTTTGTTATGTACTGATGGTGTTACACGATCATGTGAAATTGTTAATGGTCAAATTATAGACCCATCTTTTAAATCTACTTTTGATAAATCTAAAAAAGGAGAGAAAAAAGAAAAACCGAAAGTAAATATTCAAGATAGAATTCGCGATCAAGTAGACGATTATATTTCTGCTATTGAAGGAAAAGTTGATGATTTTATTAATAATGAATATAAACTTAAATATGATTGTTACACGCATTTAAATAATCTTGGATGTAAAAGTGCTCATGCTAGAAAGATGAGGCCATTTTATATTGATTGTTTTAATGAGTTGGTTGATGTTTATAATAAAGATGATGAATATTATGTAGAGGCATGGAGTCATTTAAAACCAAAGTATCATAAAAAGATGATGGATTTTTATGGTGTTATTTGTGATGATATTGACCGTCTTATTAAGAATGCTACGGCTCAAAGAAAGCCTAGAAAGAAGAAAACTCTTTCTGCATCCAGACTAATTAATAAGTTAAAATATCAAACAGAATTTACAAAGTTAAAATTAGTTAGTATCAATCCAGAAAAGATTATAGGTGCTAATGAGTTATGGATTTACAATACTAAAAATAATCGTCTTGGTGTATATCATGCTGAGAATTCTGTTAGAGGATTTAGTGTCAAAGGTTGTACTATACAACATTTTGATAAAAATGAATCAGTACAGAAAACTGCTCGAAAACCAAAAGAAGTATTGAATATCTTGAATAAACGCTCTTTGAAAGCTATGTTGAAAAACATGAAAACCAAAGAGCAACTATTAACGGGTAGAATTAATGCCCAGACTATTTTGTTAGGAGTATTCTAATGTTTAAAAATGTTATTATTCTTATTCTTATTTTCTTATTGTGTTCTTTGTTAATTCAGAAACCAAATAATGCAGAACTTTTGATTAAAAATGTAGCTCAAATTAAAGCAATGGTAGTTGATGGAACTTATTATCTAAGGAATGCCTTTATAAAAGAATTTCCTGTTATTGATGAAGCAGAAGAAAAACTAGACAATAAAAAAGTCTTTAGAAAAGAAACTTTCAAAGATAAGATTGATTTGTCTAATGTGAATCCAAATTTTTCAAATAGTCCTGGTCCTTCAACAAGTTTAATTCCTTCTACCGAACAGGAAATTATTGAGGATATGGATAGATGGTTTAATGAACCTAATGAAAAATAAAATTATAGAAACTCATTTAAAAGTTGCTAGAATCTATGGACAGTTATCAACTGCGACTAGATTAAAAGTTGGTTGTATCATTGTTAAAGATGATAGAATTATTTCTATTGGATATAATGGTATGCCAAGTGGTGCTTCTAATGTTTGTGAAGAAGATGGAGAAACTAAACCAGAAGTATTACACGCAGAGGCTAATTCAATTTTAAAGTTGGCTAAGTCAAATGAATCTGGTTTAGATTCGTCTATGTTTACTACTTACGCACCTTGTATACATTGTGCTAAATTGATATTACAGTCTGGTATTAAAGAACTTTATTATGAGGAGGATTATAAAAACGAAGAAGGTATTGAATTGTTGAAAACATATTCCCATGTTAAAATTTATCAATATGAAACTGAAAAAGAATTTTCACAATATATAGAAGATGGTATGTTACCATTTTCATATTAGGAAGGCATATTATGAAACGTGAAACATTAATTAAGAATTTACAAAAGAATGTAATGCAAATAACATTTAATAAAGTTTGTGGCGAAGAAAGAATAATGCATTGTACATTACATGAAACTGTGTTACCAGAAACAAGTATTCATAATAAGAAAAAAAATGATGAAGTATTACCTGTATGGGATACTGATATAGGTGCTTGGAGATCATTTCGTTTAGATTCAATTAAAGATGTTAAAAAACTTGAGGTCATTCTATGATACTTTTAGATTTTTCAAATATTATTGTTGGTTCTATTATGGTGGCTCATAAAGTACCAGATGAAGAAAGATTTGGTGAAGATTTTATTCGACATTTAGTATTAAATATAAAAATAAGTATGGTGAAATTGTAATTTGTACTGATTTTCATTCTAGCTGGAGAAAAGAAGTTTTTCCATTTTATAAAGCTCATAGAAAAGTAGCAAGAGAAAAACAAAAGACTGAAAAGGGAATGGATTGGAGTGCATTATTTGATACGATTAGTAAAATTATTGTTGAAATTGATACCTTTTTTCCATATAAAGTAATCAGAGTACCTCATGCAGAGGGTGATGATGTAATTGCTGTACTCTCTAAGACATTTAAAGAGAAAAGCTTGATAGTTTCAAGTGATAAAGACTTTTCTCAATTGTATAAATATAAATGGGTAAGACAATTTTCACCAATGAAACAGAAAATGCTTAATGGTATAGACCCTATTGAGTATTTAAAGGAACATATTATCCGTGGTGATAAAGGTGATGGTATCCCTAATATATTATCTGCGGATGATTGTATTGTAAATGGTGTTCGTCAGAAACCCATTTCAAAAAAGAAAGTTGCTAATTGGTTGGTTCAGGACCCACATGATTTTAATGATGAAATGAAATCAGGTTGGATTAGAAACAAAATATTGATTGATTTTGATTTGATTCCTAAGAATATTACTGAAGCTATTCTGGAACAATATAATAGTGAAAAGAAATATCAACAAGGTCAGTTGACGAATTATTTTATTAAAAACCGTTTGAAATATTTAATGGAAAATATGGGGGACTTTACAAGATGACAAAATATATTTCTGAATTATTTAAAGAATTTGAAAAATTAAAATCAAGGAGAGAAAAATTAGGATTTTTATGGGATCATAAAGAAAATGGTATATTTACGGCAATTTTACAGGGAGCATTTGACCCAAATATTAAGTGGCATATTACTGATATTCCAGAATACACACCAGACGATGCGCCTATTGGTTTAAATCCATCTTCTTTGATTAATGTAATTCCAAAATGTACTATTTTTGCTATTGGTCATCCGAAGAGTGCTAATGTTAAGAAAAAACGAATGATAGAATTATTGATTCAAGTATTAGAATCTATGCATGAAGATGAATCTAATTTATATGTTGGAATGTTAAAAAAGAAACTTAAAGTTAAAGGATTAACAGAAAGTATGGTATTAGAAGCTATTCCAAATTTATATAGAAAGGTATAAAAAAATGGATGAAGAAGATTTAAAAACAATTGTTAAATATAGAGCGAAAGGAAATAAAAATTTCAAAAATTATGATGCTATAGTAACAGAAGCAATTAAAGGAAAATATATTACTGTTGAAATTGAAGGAATGGGTGGATATATGATTTTGCTTTGGGATAGTTTTATGTATGTGAATGATTTTTTTGGTAATACTGTAACTTGTGACTTTAAAATAACAAGAGATTTTACTGCTAAAAAAGTAACTACTGGTGGTAAATCTTCATTAGTAGTTAAACGAAAGCAAAGTGGTAAACTAAAGATTCTTTAATAAGGAGAAGTAACGTGTATGTTTGTAAAGATAATTATATTATTCTAAAAATTCGTGGAAAGTCTTATAAAAAAGAAAAAACATTTTTTACAACAAAACATTTAATAACAAGATGGTTTAATATTTTTAATAATGAAATATTTAATAATAAGATACATCCATTCCATAATATTGAAATAAAAAGAAAACAGGGTTGTCACGGAGAAGTAGTTGGTGAAGAGGATAAAAGAGGAAATGTTTTTGGAACACTTTCAATAAGTGAAAGATTTATTAATAAGAATGAATTCTTATATACATTAGCTCATGAGATGATACATCAATGGCAATGGATGGAATTAAATCAATTAGATCATGGTAAAACATTTTGGAAGTGGAAAAATAAATTAGCACAATTTGAAATACCATTAACAATTAAAATATAAAAAAAGAGAATATAAATTATGTCTGATGTTTTGCGAAATCTTATGATTAAAGATATTATGAATGCACCTAAACAATGTCCAGATGATTATGGATATGTTGGGCAAGAAGTTGGTTTATTAGATGATTTATTTAAAACTGTTCAGGTAAAACAACAGTTGCTTGAAGAGAAATCTAAAACTGAACGATATAATTATTATGGTGATGACCGAGATTATGCACAATGTCTTAAATGTCCTGTTGTTTCAAAATATTCTCATGTTATCAGAAAAAGGATGTGGGAATATGCTAAATCCTTAAATAATGATGAAGATTTATTTAAAGTCTTCATGGCCAATCAACCTTATTAAGAAAATCAAAATGCCTAATTATATATATCAATGTAGTGACTGTTTATATGAATTTGAAGAATTTAAAACTATTGCTAATTATAATGAACCTTTAAGAGAACCATGTCCTTCTTGTCTTCACGTTGGATATATTTCTCGATTAATTTCTGGTGCATCATTAGGTGATGCAAGAAAATTAGAAATGACTAAGGGTTTATTAAAACCAACAGAAGAATTTAATCATATATTAAAAAGAATTAAAAGGAATTATCCAGGTTCAGCAATAGAGGTGAGAGATTAAAATGAAAAAAATATTAATATTTTTTGTATTGTTGTTTATTTTGGTTCAACTGTGGGGTTCTAGTTCTGCGTTTTCTAATGAAAAATCAGAACAAATTAAACCATTGAGTGATATTATAATTTATTGTAATACAAAGGAATTTGTTGATGATATGGTGAATAATTCTTACCATATGAATGTAGCAGCAAAGGGTTCAGTGAATGATGAGCATCATAAAGATTTAATAGAAACTCAATTATGGATGAATCCAACCAATAACCAATGGGCGATTGTGTTTGTTTATAAAGAAATAGATAGAAGTTGTGTGATTGGTGGAAATCATATTAAGTTATATAGCCCCAAATAGGAGTAGTAGGATGTATAAAAAAGTTATCATTATCATTGTTACATCATTTTTATTATTGACTACACCAACATATGCAAATCATACTAATATTACAGCTGTAATTGAAAATATTATGCCAGCTGTTGTTGAAATATTTTCTGAAAGACATCCTGTAATGGTAGATGATATGCAGAAATCAAAAGAACAACAAGGTGGATTTCAATTCCGTGATAAACAAAAACAAGACCGAAGTAAAGAACCAATGCATCATGGTTCCGGGTTTGTTATTAGTGCAGATGGATATGTAATAACAAATGCTCATGTTATTGATAATGTTTTTGATGGTAATGGTATTGTATATGTTATATTTAAAAATTATGAAGAATATGAAACAGAATTGGTGAATTATGATATTGAATCTGATATTGCCCTGTTGAAAATTAAAGACAATAATCAAAAGTTTCCTTTTGTCGTTTGGGGTAAAACACCTGAAGTTGGTGATAAAGCTATTGCTATTGGTTCACCTATGAATCTATCATTCACAGCTACATTTGGAAATGTTTCGGCAATTGATAGATTAGTTACCAGAGCACCAGTTTTTGTTCCTTTTATTCAAACTGATACTTCTATCAATCCTGGAAATTCTGGTGGCCCATTGTTTAATAGTGCTGGAAAACTCATTGGCATTAATACAATGATTATATCAAGTGGTGAAGGTGTTGGTAGTGTTGGACTTGGTTTTGCTATTGATGGTAATTATGCACAAAGAATTATTGAGCGTTTAAAAACAGGGGAAAAAATTACTAGGCCATTTATTGGTATTTTATATCGTCCGGTTAAGAAAGATGATACAATATATTATATAGCAGGACAAGGTGCCTATATAGATAAAATAGTTGAAAGAGGTCCTGCACATAATTTGTTGCAACCTAATGATATTATTTTAAAAGTAGATGGTAAAGCATTTAAGACAAAATTGTTTGCTGTTGAACTTGTTAAGAGGAAACCTAACACTAAAATTGTTTTTACTGTTGTTCGTTTTTGAAGAAAGAAGAACTTATATTTCATCATAATTGTTTATGTTTTATAGAATATTTTGTTATGTATATTGGAATATTATCCTTAATTTTGAGTGCAGTTTTTTTGACTTTTATTATATGAAAAAATTTATACATACAACTGATTTTGAAAATTTTCAAATTCCAGTAAGACAGATTATAGATGGTAAACGTGTTTATATAACACCAGCAGGTTCTGTTTATCCATCCATTACAACTATTCTCGGTAGTCAACCGAAGCCTGGTTTAGTTGAATGGAGAAAAAGGGTTGGTGAGGAAGAAGCTAATAAAGTAATGAAAGAGTCTTCTTCATTGGGAACAGCTGTTCATGAGTTATGTGAAAAATATTTGTATAACAATGAATTAAAATCAGACAATGATGAAGTAGTTAGTGTCTTCAATCGTTTAAGATTTTTACTTGGTAATATTAATAATATAATTGGATTAGAAATTCCATTATACAGTGACCAATTAAAAGTAGCTGGAACAACTGATTGTATTGCAGAATATAATGGAGTTTTATCTGTAATTGATTTTAAGACTTCAAGGAAACCAAAGAAAGAGGAATGGATAGAGGATTATTATATCCAAGCATTTTTTTATTCGATGGCGTTCTTTGAGATGACAGGTGCAATGCCAGAACAAATAGTTATATTGATTGCTGTCAGGAATAGTTTTGAAGTTCAAGTATTTAAAAAATCAATGAGTGAAGTGGATTATTATATTGATAAGTTAATTAACATTATGAAAAAAGAACCACAGATAGTTCATCAAATCACATAAGGAGAAGTAAAATGGCAGACGAATTTAATTTTGATGATTATGATGATGATTTTGATTTTGGCTTTAACACAGTTGACGAAGCTGAAGTTACTGAATATGAAACCGAAATTAAAAATAGAGTCGCAGAACAAGGTGAAACAGTACCATCCGATTTAGGAGAAAAAATTGATAAGTTGATTGAGTTGCGACAAGGTGACGAATCACAAATAGATATTCTTAAGAAAAAACATAAAGAACAAATGTTGAAGTTGGAAAAAATGATTATGCCTTTGTTATATAATTTAAGGAAAAATCCAGAAGATATTTATATTAAGTGGCCTAATCGTAAAGAAGTTATCGACAAACAGATTAAGAAAATTGTATCCATCACACGAGGATAAAGGTCGGTAATTAGAGTGTAATTTTATAATTTAAAGGAGGTTTATTATGTCTGTTATTTTAGTTATTGCAGGTCTTGTGTTTGGTACTTATTTGCATCAACCTGCGTGGTTTGACGATACACCATATCATTATCAAAGTTCACATAAAACATTGGCAGATTGTGAAGAAGCAAAACGTGGTCATGAAGTTCATGGGCAGGAAGCTCTTTGTGCGAATGGGGAATTGTATGTTAAAGATGAATAGGAGATTGTTATGATATATAAAAATTATATTAATGGTGCATGGAGTGAAAAAATATCTGAAAGAGGTAAAGAAACATTTGATAATGTTAATCCAGCAGATACTACGAAAGTAATTGGTCAATTTCAAAATTCTTGTGAGTTCTGTATTGATGATGCAGTTGAATCTGCTTCAGAAGCATTTAAAACTTGGAAGAATGTTCCTGCACCCAAAAGAGCAGAGATTCTTTTCAAGGCTGCAGAGATTCTTGGAAGAGATAAAGAATGTATTGCTAAAGGAATGACTCTTGAAATGGGAAAAGTCCTTGCTGAAACCCGTGGTGATGTACAAGAGGCAATTGATATTGCATACTATGCCGCTGGTGCTGGTAGACGATTAACAGGTGAAACAGTTCCTTCTGAATTAGAAAACAAATGGAGTATGAGTGCCAGATTACCTTATGGTGTAATTGGTATGATTACTCCGTGGAATTTTCCAATTGCAATTCCAGCATGGAAAGCATTTCCAGCAATCGTTGCAGGAAATACAGTTGTTTTAAAACCAGCTGAAGATACACCGTGGTCTGTTATTAAACTTGCAGAGGTATTCCATGAAGCAGGATTACCAAAAGGTGTATTTAATGTTGTAACTGGTTTTGGGCCAACTGCTGGTATGCCTTTAGTAAAACATCCAAAAGTAAAAGTTATTTCATTCACAGGTTCTTCTGCAACGGGTTATTTAATTGCAAAAGAATGTTCAAAATTTGGAAAGAAATATTCACTTGAACTTGGTGGAAAAAATTCTATTACAGTAACAAAAAATGCAGACCTCGATCTTGCTGTTGAAGGAGTAATATTTGGTGCCTTTGGTACAACTGGACAAAGATGTACGGCTTGCAGTAGAGTGATTATTGATAAGAAAGTTAAAAAAGAATTTACAGAAAAATTAGTTGCTAGGACAGAATCATTAATAATTGGTAGTGGTTTAGAAGATGATGTTGATGTAGGTCCTTTGATTAATAAGAAAGCAATAGATAAAGTTGAAAGATATGTAACGAGTGCTCTCGCTAGTGGTGATGATTTACTAACAGGTGGTCATAGAATAAAAATGAACTCAGGTTGGTTTTATGCACCTACTATTTTTACTAATATTAGACCCGATAATGCATTAGCACAAGAAGAAATCTTTGGGCCTGTTGTTGCAATTATTGAATATGAAACTTTTGATGAAATGATGGATATTGTGAATGGTACTAGATATGGATTAAGTGCAGCTATCTATACTAAAGATATAAATGAAAGTTTTAAGTTTATGAGAGATGTTGAAACAGGATTAGCATATGTGAATACTAGTTGTATTGGTGCAGAGGTAGGACAAAACTTTGGTGGTATAAAAGATACAAGTCCTATTAGTAGTAGAGAGGCAGGTAGTCAAATGTTTGATGCAGTAACTTATGTAAAAAATATGGTAGTTGATTTTAGTGGTAAGTTACAAAAAGCACAAATAGAATAATTTATTTTGAAACAATATCCAAATATGGGTATAGCAACTCACGGACATAATGATCCTCATATTTCTGTGCTTACATGGATAAGTATATTATTAGGTACGATAATAGTTTTGGTAAGTGGCCTATTGCTATGTGGTGTGTTGTTTGTAACATTTTTTATAAAATATTGATTGACATATCTGCCTCCATAGCTCCAATGGTAGAGCATCTGTTTTGTAATCAGAATGTTGGGAGTTCAAATCTCTCTGGGGGCTTCATCTTTAACTAGAGGTTTATTATGGATTATGATATTATAATTTTTTATTGTCCTGTTTGCAAAGAAAAAAATAATGTTCAAAAAATATATTGTAAGAAATGTACTAAAACTTTAGTAATAGGTTTTGAAGATATTCCGGTAAGACAGTATAATCTGTCAGTAAAATTAGATTGCTCTGATGATTTTACTGGTATGGAAAGTTGGTATGAAATGGAATGTAACGGTAATAATATTCCAAGAGCATCAAATGAGGAATATAGTTAATGTTTTATTATATGATTTAAGGTGATTAAAACGTGGTTTAATGCGATATTATGGGAAATACATGGTATAGTATACCTTTAATAATCTAACGTCAAATCGCATCTGAGAGTGTCAAAAATCCCTTTAAAATCAACAACTTATAACCCCTTATTTTTCAATAACTTAATTAAATCCAACTTCTTCCTTGTTTTTTAAGGGAATATATCGTATAATAGATATAACAATTGAGGAGAGCAATATGAATGAATTCTTAAAAATTACTGGAGGATTGGTACTTATTACTGTTTCATTATTATATTTTCTAGCCGCTATATTTGCACCATTTGGAATTGTTTGGCTAGTTCTAAATCATCAGGATCCGGTAATTTGTACATTTCTAATGAAGGAGGTACTATGA